GCGATGGCCTTGGAGGAGCGGGCTCGCCGGGGCCGGTTGGGGTGGCGGGCGCTCATGGGTGGTTAGCCTGGGGCGTAGCTTCCGAGGGTGCACCAGAGTTCGATGGCGAAGTCGGTGGTGGTGGGGTCCCAGTCGGCGGTTGTGGTGACGAGGACGTCGACGCGGTCGCCGGCTTTGAAGGTGGCCTTGGCTTCGTGGCCGATGGTGGTGAGGGCGCGCTGGGTGTTGACGGCGTTGATGACGGCGATGGGCGTGGGGATCTTCACGCCGTTGATCGCGACCTCGAAGGTGGCGGAACCGGCGGCGGGTTCGGGGGAGCCGGAGACGGAGAGGGCGACTATGTCGCCTGGGTAGGGAAGGACGGCGCCGCATGCGTCGCCGGCGTGGCCGTGGGGGAGGGCGTAGTCGGTGAGGTCGGCCGGGAGGTCGGTGCGGCCGAAGGTGATTGGGTAGGTGGCGGTGCCCATCAGGCGGGCTCCGGGCGTTTGGGCGGGGGTGGCTTGGGTGCGGCGATGACGAGGACGCGGCCGCAGTTGGAGCAGGAGCGGCCGTCCTGCTCCAGGATGACCTTGGTCTGGCAGCGCTGGCAGTAGACGCCGCTCATGGGCTAGTTGGTCCAGTCGCCGGAGGAGATGCCGTCGAGGCGGGCGAGGGCCTGGGATTCCTTCAGGACGATGGCGGTGTAGGCCTTGAGGCGCCAGCGGTTGGCGTCCTTGGTCTCGAGTGTGCCGATCTGCTCGAGCTGGATGATGCGCTCGAGGTCGTCCTGGGCGTTGGGGTCGTCGGCGCTGATGCCGAAGAGGCCGGTCTCGTCCAGGCGGCAGGCGAAGATGGTCGATGCGGCGCCGGTGGTGGGGAGGGCGAAGGCGCCGCTGGAGATGGTCTCGGTGTCGTTGATGAAGTCTGCGGGGATGATGGGGATGTCGCTGTAGAAGCGTACTTGGCGGTTGATGCCCTGGATGGTGGACAGGGCCAGGTCCCAGCCCTGGGAGCGGGCCAGCTTCTGGATGCCGCGAATGCTGCGGCGGCTGGCGAGGAGGATGGTTGGTCGGGGGCGCACGAGGTCGATTAGCTGGTCGAGGAGGGAGAAGGTGCCGACGCCGGGCACGGTGGTGGCGCCGGCGTGGATCTGTTGGCCGGTGACGTCGTCGGAGATGATCTCGTGCAGGCCGTCGAACTCGTTGGCGTCGGAGTCGATGCTGCCGTAGATGGCCTTTGCGCCCCAGGTGTCGGCGAAGTTGCGGGCCTTGATGGTGAGGAGCTCGGCGGCGAGGTCCTGGTCTTTCGAGCGGGTGATGCGCAGGAACTTGTCGATGTCGGCGTCGCCGATGAGGATTTTGAGGGCGGCGGTGACCTGGGTGGTGGTGGGGACGCCCTCGGTGACGGTGCCCCCGGCGGCGATGAAGGTGGGTGCGGAGGCGGCGTTCTCGCGCTGGTACTGCAGGGCGTTGCCGCGGACGGGGACGAACGGGAGCATGGCGAGTAGGGGGTTGGCGTCGATGGAGGTCTCGGCGACCCCGACGAGGACCTGGTTGGTGGAGTACTTGTCTGCTTCGGCGAGAGAGAGGGCCATGGGTTACTCCTTGTTGTTGAGGCCCCAGCGGATGCGCTCGGCGCCTCGGATGCCTTCGGGGGCGGTGGCGGGTTGGCGAATGTTCCCGCCGGTGGGGAAGCCGAGCGGCCCCTTGCCGGCGGCCTCGGCGAGGCGGGCGGCGATGGCCTGGGCGGCGGTGAGTGAGTCGTTGATCTGGGCGATGGTGTCGCCCTTGATGAGGTCGGCGGGGATGGTCGGGTTGGCGGCGATGATCGCGGCGCGGGCGGCCTCGGTGGCCTGGCGGGCCTCGGCCTGGGCGCCGGAGAGGGCGGTCCTGGCGGTCTCGGCTTCGGCGGCCTGGGCGTTGAGGGTCTGGATCTGAGCGGCGAGTCCTTCGACCTTGGCGGCCTGGGCCTGGAGGGCAGCGAGGTCTTCGTCGGTGATCTCAGGCATGGCGGGTCTCCTTCGGCGCCAGGATTACACGGTTCCGTGTTGTTGTCAAGGCGACGTTTGTGGTGCTGGTTGGCGCCCGTTGGTGCGGGGTCGGGCGGCTTGGAGCTCGCGGGCCTGGGCGAGGGTGGCCTGCCACTCGGTGGCCGGGTCGGGGACGCCGAGTCGGTTCATGGCGGAGGTGTGGGCGGTGAGGCCGGCGGCCACGAGGGCGGCTTCCTGGTTGATGTCCTCGGTGCGGTCGGATGGTAGTGGCGGCGCCCAGGTGATCTCGATGTTGCCGGCGGCGGCGTGGTTGGTGCCGGTGTTGGCGTCGATGAGTTTGAGGATGGCCTGGGCGCGGCGGGTGTAGGCGGCGGTGCGGATGAGGCGCTTCCTCTTCACCTTCTGTAGGAGGGGCTGCATCTCGACCTGGAGGGCGACGCCGGAAAGGCCTTGTTGGTTCTGGCCGAAGGCGGTGCGGGGGACCTCGGCCAGGTCGTGGATCGTGCGGTAGATGGCGTCCAGGTACTGGATGTGGAGGCCGACGCCGCCTCCGGAGAGGAGGTCTAGGAGGTAGGCCTTGGCGGACTCGGGGATCGTCCAGGTGGCGCCGGCCTGGACGGCGATGTCCTCGGCGCTCTCGACGCCGGCCAGGACGGCGATGGGGTTGCCGGAGAGCTCCATGATGGTGGCGAGCACGGAGAGCTCGCGGTTCATCTCGGTGGCGGCCTCGCGCAGGGCGACGATGTCGGACAGGCCCCAGAACTGCTTGGGGACGGGGTTGTTCGGGAAGACGATGTAGGGGATGAAGCCGTGGGGGTTGGCGGTGGCCTGGGCGATCGTGTTGTCGACCCAGACCTCGAGGTCGTTGTCGGTCCAGCGCTCCACGATGGTGGCGGTGTCCTTGGTGACGGTGCGGCCGTAGGCGGCGGCCACCTGGTCGGCGGGTAGGGTGTAGCGGTGGGCGACCTGGTGGTAGTCGGTGAGGTTGTGGGGGTTGGGCCAGACGAAGAGGCCTTGGACGTCGGGGGCGGTGACGATGGGGCGGGTCTGGTCCGGGGCCCAGGCGACGCGGAAGGCGCCGTCGCCCAGGACGGCGGTGTCGGTCTCGGTGTCGTAGTCGAGGCGGTCTAGGGCGTTGGCGGCGTGGGCCTCCAGGAGGGCGAGCTCGGCGGCGCGGGCGGCGGTCTCGTCGGGGCCGGCGACGTTGTAGCGGAGGCCTGACATGACGTAGGCGGTGATCTTGTCGACCATCGTGCGGGCGTAGTTGAGGGTGAGCTGGCGGGTCTTGTCGTTGGCGCGGCGGCCGGGCCACTGCTTGCCGTTGTAGAAGTCGAGGTTGCGGGCGTACTCGCGGAGTCGAGTCTGGTCGCCCTTGCCGAGCTGGCTCGGGTGGAAGGGGCTCATGGGCGGATGATACCACGGGCGACGGTCGGTGTGGCGTTGTTGGCGGCCTCGACGCAGAGGGCGAGCGAGCAGACGCAGTCGTCGTGGCCCTCGTCGGGGTTGACGAAGAACTGGAGGGTGCGGTTGGGCTTGTAGGCGGCGCGGCAGAGGGTGAGCTGGCGCAGGAGCTCGCGGTACTCCTGCGAGCCGTCGGGGGCCCAGATGGTGAGGCGGTTGGTGTTGGCGGCGGCCTGGAGCTCGTACTCCAGGTGGGACTTCGAGTGCTCGGTGAAGCGGTAGGCGATGACGCGGTGCTGGCCCAGGCGGCGGGCCAGGAGGATGGCGGCGGCTTCGCCCGTGGCGGTGGCGTCGACGGCGACGATCCTGACGCCCCAGGTGTGCTCCAGGAGGTCGCCGATTTCGTCGTAGAGCGTGCTGTGGGGCGTTCCGCGCCAGCGGGCGACCGAAACCACGGAAACGATCGGCAGGGGCCGCTGGCGGCCCTGTTGGTGGGTCACGCGGGCGATTGTGAGGACGGTCTCGTCGTGGCCGCGGGCGAGTAGGTCGGCCGGGGCGGCTTCGCCGGCGACGTCCAGTCCGGCGACGTAGAGGGTGCCGGCGGACCGGGACGCCTGGCGGGGGTGGGTGCCCTGCAGCTGAGTGAGGTGGGCGGGCGTCAGCAGGCGGCCGCCGCCGGTGAGTGGTTTCAGGTCGTACTGCGTGGTGAAGAGGGGGTGGTTGGCCCCGAGGCGTTCGAGCTCGCCCTGGACGTAGCGGGCGTAGTAGGGGTTGGTGGCGGCGCAGTGCTGCCAGTCGTAGGCGAAGTGGCGGCGGACGCCGTCGCGGCTCTGGAGCTCGAGGTTGGTCTGGGTGGTCTGCTCCAGGAGGGTGGTGTCGTCCCAGGCGGTGCCGTAGAGGACGGTGGTGGCGTTGGTGGTGGCGGCCATGGGGCGGAACTCTTTGTTGAACTTGTCGGGGGTGACATCCTGCGCCTCGTCCAGTTCCAGGAGGAGCTGGGCGGTGCCGCCCACGACGTGGGCGTCGGGTCCGGCGGAGAAGAACTGCCAGCGGGCCTTGCCGAGCCAGACCATGAAGCCCTCGCTGGCCCGCCAGAGGCCTTCGTAGCCGGCGGCGTCCAGGTGGGCGCGGAGTCGGTCGATGGAGTTGAGGATCTGGGGGCGGAAGGTGGGCGCCGCCTTGATGCCGGTGCCGCCGGTGGCGATGTTGCGGGTGAGGAGGGCCGTTTCGAGCCAGGCGCTGAGCTCGTTCTTGCCAGCCTGCCGGGCCATCTCGACGGTGAAGGTGAGGCCGCGCCGGTAGGTCACGGAGCGGAGGATGGCGCGGGCGGCCTCGGCCTGGTAGGGGCGGAGGGTGATCATGTGGTGGTGGTTTGGGGCCACTTTCGGAGGTGGGCGATGGCGGCGTCGATGGCCTGGCCGAAGGCCTGGCGGTCGTCCAGGAGGACGGCTTCCTGGATGCGGGTGGCCACGTAGAGGCCGCCCCACTTCTGGTTGAC